TATATAAATAAGTAGAGATAGCTATATGCGCACGAAAAAAAGCCACCAGACGCCCCCACAATGTTGTGGGGGGGGGCACGGTGACCATGGCGATTTATACACGCTTGACTTCAAAAAAATTTTTTTGCTCGTTTTTTAGTTTTTTTATTATTTATTATGGAAATATAAGAATTTTCTATCTTTTTTAAGATTAATTTCTGTATTTCCAACTACATATTATATCACATTTTCACAGAAAGAAGGTCATTAAAATCGTGAAAAAATTAGACACAAGAAATCATATTTCTAAGATTGAAAAAGGTGACAGAGAGCAAGCTAAACAGCTTCTAAAAGATCAACAAACGGAACTTTTTCCAGCTTCATTTTTAGATAGACACCAAAAGAATGTTTTCAAAAAGTTGGTTAGTGTAATTGATTTAGATGCCACTCCCCTATCGGGCGTAGATAGTTACCAACTATCTTTGTTAGTTTTACAGATGAATTATATTGCCTTATCGGCACAAAATATCAAAGAAAAAGGCTTGATTATTGGCAAAGTTAAAAATCCGTCAATTGCAATTATGAACCAAGCAATAAAGAACTCAAATAGCTTAATGAGTGAGTTAGGACTTTCGTACAACAAGCGAGTAAATAGCCTGTTAGACAAAATTCAGAACGGATCAAATGAAGTTGATCCAATAGCCGAGATGTTGGAAAATGACTGATTACGTTTTGGAATATTGTAATGATATTCTTTCAGGAAAAATTAACGCTTGTAAGAAACAAAAACAAGCATGTCAGCGTGAAATAGACGACAGAAAACGTTCTAAAAATAATAATTTTCCATATTATTTTGACTTAAAAGAAGCTAACAAAAGTATCAAATTCATTTCTTTAATTCCAAAAACAGACGGGACAAAGTTAGAAATGGCAGGCTTTCAGAAATTTATTGTGGGTTGTTTATCGGGTTGGCGCAGGAAAGACAATCATTATCGAAGATTTAAAGACGCTTATATATCTATGGCTAGAAAATCAGGCAAAACATACATTTCCGGTGCGTTATCGATTCAAGCGTTATTACTTGAAAAAGTGCCGGCAAAGAATAGGCAAGTTTTGTTTGTAAGTAATGCTTTGAAACAAGCAAAATTAGGTTATAACATGATGAGTTCTGAAATCAGACAACTTCAAAGAGAAAGCCCGTTTTTGAGACGTGCGATAGATGTTAAAAAGAAACAAATTACAAAATTAGATGACGATAGTTTTGCAATTGCCGTTGCCGGAAAGCCGGAAACATTAGACGGCTTCTCTAGTTCAGGTATGGCTTTGATTGATGAATATTGGATGCAGAAAGATGATTCAGTATTAAATTCAATTAAGAGTGGTCAAATTAAAGAACCTAACAGCCTATGCGCTATCTGTTCAACGACAGGTAAATTTCAGCACGGGGCAATGAAAAAGCTATACGATCATTATACAGACGTTCTAAACGGCAAGCATGAAGAAGATACAACCTTCATTGCCATTTGGGAGCTCGATAGTCCAAAAGAAGTTACTAATTCGGATAATTGGATTAAAGCAAACCCACTATTAATCAATAAAGAAGTTTCGGACGTCCTAAAACCTAAGTTACAAGCAGATTTGGACAGCGCATTGCAAACAAAAGATACCTCAAATTTCATTATTAAGAATATGAATTGTTGGCTTAATGCTAGTGACGATAGTTTCATTTCTGATTCAGACTGGCAGAATGCAATTATTAAACCAAAGCCGGATATTTCAGGCTCAAAAGCCTATATCGGACTAGACCTTTCGGCAACCAATGACCTCACTTCAATTAGTTGGTTGTGTCAGCTAAACAGTGGTAAATGGTTTGCAGATTCATATTCTTTTGTGTCAACGAAAACGGATATTGTCACGAAGATGAAAGCTGACGGCATAAATTATGAAGCGTTAGAAAAAGCCGGTGAGTGCGAACTCTCAAAACTTGATTCGGGGTTGGTTGATTATGATTTGGTTTATCAATTCATAATTGATTTAATCGAAAAAAATAATTTAAATATTCAAGAGGTTTGCTTTGACCCGTGGCAAGGTTCAGCAATTATTTCACGGCTTGAAAAGCATGGTGATATTCCATTATTTGAAGTCACTCAAAACGAAAAAATGCTATCAGAACCAACCAAAGCGTTCAGAGAAGCAATTATAAATAAAAATATTGTTGTCGCTGATAATCATTTATTAAGATATGCAGTACAGAACGCAGTTCTACACTACAACAGTACAGGTGCTATCAGGGTAGATAAATTACGAAACAATCAAAAAATTGATCCAATTGCGGCAATGATTGACGCTTATACATTGCTACATTTAAAGGAAATCGAGGTAAACAATGAAAAACCTAATGAATATTATGAAAAATTTAGCTTCTAAAATTCCAATTCAGACAAGTTTGTTTTTAGCAGGCTTATTTTTTTTGGCTTTAGCAAGTTTTATTTTTAATTTGATAGTCGGTTTTTACACAACGGGAACTATTCTCATTGTTCTCAGTTTAATCATAAATTCAGAAAAGAGAGGGGGTAAATAAGATTGGGACTATTAATCAATAATAATGTAAACACATCACCAGAAGCGGATTCAAGTGATGCTTTTTTAGACGCCTTAATAAGTATGAGTGGGGATTCAGACTTCTACGCAGGTGGTAAAAGTACATTAAAAAATCCAGATCTGTACAGTGCGGTTTCAACAATCAGTAATACGGTTGCTTCATGTCCATTTATCAGTTCAACGCCTCTTATTTCAAAGATGTTGAATAATCCAGATGTCGATAATATTCGATCAGGCTTCAATTTTTGGAGTTCGGTATTAACTAATCTATTAATTAATGGCAACTCGTTTTGTTTGATTGAAAACGGTGGGCATGCCTTGAAATTTGTCGAAAATAATCAAATGACCGTCACGATAGACACAAATACGGAACAAGTTCACTACTACTATTCACCCAATACGCAAACAACGCAGGAGATTGCGCCTAGTAGCATTTTGCATTTTAAAATTTGTCAATGAATGCAATATGTGGAGTTTCACCTTTATACGCTTTGTCTGATAGTTTGGAATTGCAGACTATCGGAAATCGAACCCTGAGAAATGTTTTTCAGAGTGGCATTCATGGAATGCTGAATGTCTCAAAAACTGACTTATCAGATTCCGCAAAAGAGAATTTAAGACAAAACTTCCAGAAGATTGCTTCATCAGGCGTTGGCGTGAGTGACGATACGGTCAGGTTCGAACAGATCAGTGTTGATGAAGGCTTGCTCAAAGCAATCCAAGTGAATAATTTATCAAGTGAAAAAGTTGCTTCCGTTTTCGGCTTGCCCAGTGAATTTTTAGGGGTTGAGAACGCACATAGTTCAGTTTCTCAATCACTCAAAACATTGTTCCTTGCAGGAATGCAACAATATTTTGAGGCTATTTCTAGTGAATTAAATAGTAAATTGCCAGGCTATTCAATCTCGCAGGATTTAAGCGGTATTTTACCAGAAAATGTTTCAGATAAAGCTAAGACGCTTGTTAGTCTGATTCAGAATGGCGTCATGACGCCAGCAGAAGCAAGACAGGCGCTTAATATTGATAAACCAGACGATTCAAAGAATAAAGCGTTAAATAGATATTATGCTTCATTGAATTACTCACAACTCGATAATTTGTCTGAAAATGACTACAACAAAGCGAACGCTTCAAAGTATTCAAATGATAATACGGATTCAAATAATACAGATAATAAACAGGAGGGAAAAAATGATTCAAAATGAAAAATTAATCATCAAGTCGTCAGAGATTCGAGCAGTCGAACCAACAGACGATAACGATAATTCAACGGGTAACAACTTGAAGGCTATGCCCTAATGTTCAACTCACCAGTAAGGACTTGGCGGGTTTATTGAACAGATTGACCCACAAGCATTACAAAATACAGACTTGTCACAAGTTTTATTTTTGAACGACCATAATTTCAACCAGCCAATTGCAAAGGTGGGTTCAGGCTTAACTTTAGATGTTGACGATCAAGGACTTCATTTCGTGGTTGATATTGATGGTTCATCAGTATCATATGAAGCTGATTTATACAACTTGATTCAAAAAGGCGTTGTCAATAGCATGTCATTCGGATTTACGTTGCCAGATGACGGTTCAGGCGAACAATGGTCAGAAGACCCGACAACCGGAGTCGTGACACGTTTAATTACAAATATTCAAGCACTGTACGAAATTAGTGCAGTTTCTATTCCAGCATATGACGCTTCAAGCGTTGCAACACGTGGGTATGATTCATTTATTAATAAAAAACAAGACAATTCAAAAGGAGAAAAACGAAACATGACAGAAAAAACTATTATTGCACCAGAAAACGAAGAAACTAAGGCTAAAAAAGAAACACGTTCATTCGAGGATTATATCAAGTCTCACGGTCAACAACGATCAGGACTTGCAACAGACGGGGCACAAGCTGTAATTCCGAGTGAAGTAGTAACACCAGTCTTTGAAGGTGCTAACGCAAAGCAAAACCTTGCTCAAATGGCGACTGTCAAGCAGGTTTCAACAGGTTCAGGCAAGTACCCGATTAGTATTCCAGACCCGACTAAGTTTTTAGCAACTAAGGAAGAATTGGCAACCATTCAAGACGTCAACGCTTCTGTTAAAGATGTTGCATTCACCTCAAAAACTTACGGAGGAAAAATCTACTTGAGTAACGAACTTGTCGACGATTCAGCAATCGATATTAAAGCAGAAGTGCAATCACAACTTCAGCAACTTGTTTTGAACACTGATAATCACAATGTCATTTCATTGCTTCAAACACTTTCAAGTAAAAAGGCTGCTAACATTGATGATTTGAAGAAGATCAAAAACACTGAAATTGACCCGGCTGTTTTGGGTTCAAACGGTTCAATGGTCATCACTAATCAGGACGGTTACAATTATCTTGATATTTTGAAAGATTCACAAGGACGATACTTGTTGACCGAAGATGTTACGGCTGTTTCAGGTAAAGCACTATTTGGACTTCCAATTGTGGTTGTTTCTAATGCGGTATTACCAGATGTAACTAGTCAATTCCCAGTATTCATCGGTAATTTGCCACAAACAATTGTAGCGTTCCGCCGTCAAAATATTGTCACCAATTGGGAACAGTTTGACTCGTATTCAGAAGGGCTCGCGGTTGTTTACAGAGGTGACTACGAATTTATCGATAAAAATGCTATGCAGTATGTTTTGTTGGGTGCTGGTAAGTAATTAAAAAATAAAGACGGTCATTGTACCGCCTTTTTTATACATAAATAAATTTTGAAAGAAAGAAGGTTCATAAATGGCAGACAAAACAGACTTATTAAATGAATTGAAAAACTCGCTTCACATTCCATTAAATATTTCAGACGATGACCAGTTACTCACTGATTATCTTAATAGCGCAAAAGCGTATCTAAATAATGCTTGTTGCAATGCAAATATGAGTTCAGATGATCGCTTCAAATTTATCGTGATCGAGCTTGCAACTTTGTATTACCAAAATCGTGGAGTATTAACGAGCGTAAAAGATTTTCCATATAGCTTGCGTTGTGTCATCAATCAGTTAAAATATAGTTGAGATCTAGTTTTGTAAGCATTCCGTTTTACACACTATATGAAAACGTCATTCAGAAATGAGTGGCGTTTTTTGT